GAATTTATTCCATAAGACTTCAACCAACAGACATCATACATGGCGTTGTGAAAAATTTTTGTGTTATCATCTGCACAAACTTTAGTAATCCACTCTAAAACTTTTCTTCTGTCCATGTTTCCTTCACGATGACCTATCGGATAATATCCAGACCATCCTTCAACAGCCACAGCAATACCTATAATTTCTCCCTGGCCAATAACAGAACCAGAACCTCGTGTTTTTAAATTTGGATCTTTGGTTTCTAAATCGATTGCAACATATTGATAACCAGACAAGTCTGGAAAACTTTCAGGACAAATCCATTCAGTCTGTGCTTGAAACAACTATTTATCCCATTCCTTTCGCAATCTATCTATTTCTAATTCACAGTAGTGAATTATTTTATTTAAGTCCTCTATTTGATTTTTCTTTAAATATCTGACCACATATTTAATTACATTACCTTGAAAAAAATTCAACCCATTGGACATAATAAAGGTGTAAGGTTGTATTTTTATTTTGTAATGTGATCCTCCTATTTGCTTTTCTTTTGCATCACTCACAAGTCTTCTCCTATGTTGTATTGATACTCTGAATCTTGATTCATAATATACAATTTGTTTTTTGCTCGGGTCACACCAACAAAGAACAAACGATGTTCTGTGTCTTTATTTACTTGAGCAGCTTCGTAAATAATATTTTCTAGATCTGTAAATAAAATAACATTGTCACACTCTTCACCTTTCACAGAATGTATGGTTGAAACTTTTATACGTGCAGGTTTACTTAGATCCTCGCCGCTTGCCACCAGACTCTCGATATATCGACGTTGAGCATCAGACATATTTAAAACAGTCCAGTCTCCTGAAGCCATCAAACCATATTCATGTCGTAATTGATTTAAGTCAACCGAATCAATTTGATTATACGCTTTACCTTTGAAACCATGTTTGATATCTTTTTTAGTCAAAAAACTATATAAAACTTCAACTTCTTCACCACTAATACTTGCTCCTTTATTTAAACGATCCCAAATATTAATTGCTTCCAACAAATCATTAGGCAACAATTCGTTAAATTTACAATCAAATCTAAAACCGGTATCGTGCAGATGTTCAACAATAGGTTTCATTTGATCATTGGTTCTTGTTAGGATCATCCAGTTGCCAGTATTAAAGTCAATGTCTTGAAGATCTAAATGATCAATCACTTCACCTTCATCATCTCTAGGTTGCCATTGCTTTTCTAGACGTTCTTCGATATGCTCTAAGATTGACAGTGCAACTTTATGCACTGCTTTTGGAACTCTCACAGACTGGGTCTGTGCATCAATGACACCGCGTAGGTTTATAAATTCAGAAGGAGACGCACCTTGAAATGCGTAGATGGCCTGATCGTCATCCCCTGCAATGTAAGATCTTTTACACTGGGCCTCAATGTAATAGAACATTTTCCATTGCAAAGGATTCAGATCTTGGGCTTCATCGAGAAAAACCACATCGAGGGACGGTGATAAGTCTTTCTCAACAAACTTGGTCAACATGTCAGAGAACTCGTACATGTCGTAAAACTCTTTGTAATCTTTTAAATCTTGTTCGATTTGTAAAAGTAAATTGTCATCAATATGAATATCTAGTTCTAATTCTGCTGCTGAATCTAAAACATTGATTTGTTTTGCTCTCGCATATTCAATAATTTTCATGTATTGATTTTTATAAACTCTGTATCCAGACTCAGATTGATAATTGTCAAAAGACATATCTTTACACACTACAGAAAAATTTTTAAAACCATTCCAATTTTTTCCGTTTAATAGTTGGGCTGATGTATCTAAACCTAAAGCACGAGTGCCCATGGCGTGCATGGTTGAGATATAATGAAATTCATATCCTGGAAATCTTTGATAAATTCTTGACTTTGCTTCTTTGGTTGCTGCATTACTAAAAGTGATGTAGGCTATTTTTTTAGGATCTGTTTTAAGATTAAATAATTCGTGGTGTAAATATTTATTAACTAAGGTATGTGTTTTGCCGGTGCCTGGAGGTCCTGGTATAATTGTTCTCATAACTCAAAGTTAGCTTTCTTTTTTTTATTTTTTCTTACAATTGTTTTTTTAAGTTCGAGTCCTTTGACCTGCCAAACTTTTACACTTTCTTCACCAATTTTTTTAACAACAGACTCTGCTTGAAAGAGTGTTTGTATTAAACGTAAAGTTTTATGTTGGTTGTACATTTTATCTTGCCATTGTTTAGTAGCCATCAAAAATCTCCAGAAGTCTTTAAACTTAAACCAACTGTGACCATTCTCTGTAAATGCTTTTCTTTTTAATACATCTTCTAATTCTTTTCCGTTTTTACTTACAAAGTCTGTAAGTGCAGTTTGTAAGATAACATCAATACGCATATCATCTGGTGCAGGTATCGGATCGTCCATCTCTGCCAATAATTTATTTACTCGTTTTTTCCACATCATTTTATTCGTTGATAATAATGTTTTACGAATGTGTATCATGGCATGTTTAGAAAACTTGTCCGGATCATGTAATGTATCTGGATCACATTCCATAGTCTCACCGTCTGCCGTCACAAAATAAATTGGAGGATCCGAATCTAACATTCTGATTCCGGTAATATCTATGTCAGGTGATCCTGACTTACCAAACTTTCTAGTAAAACAAAGTTTGTCATTACAAAAATCACATATTGGTGAGTCTTTACATTTATAATCATAATCTTTTTTATTTAATGATTGAATTGTCTTTGTAACTTCATCTCTTTTTAATTGTGGGTTAATAAATTTTTCCGTGTTGTAACCATCTATTTTATTTTCCCAACCTGTTGGGTCCACCTTTTTTAAATATACGCCAATGTTATACAAATAATTATTACGACCACCTTCAGATACCGCACCTTGTTTTGCTAGTGTTTGTAAACACGGTGGTCCATCTGGAAAGTCTGAAGTTTCTTTTGTATTTTGTGTGAGTTGTAAACTTTGTAATCCTGCTTTTGATATTACATGTTGTTCGTAATATTTAAAAAATTTATCCATGGACAATGCTTGTCCATCATCATCAAATGCAAATCTAATGGATTTATCTCCACCATGATAGGGCATGTTTAAAAAACTACCAACATCACCTCGTTCTGCTTTGATGGTATTTTGTTTTGGAAAAACTTCTGCTTTAGAGTGACCAATGATTGATGCCATTTGTATTAATCGATTTCGCATTAAGATTGCAGGAACGAATTCTTTTGTAAAACAAAACACATGTGCTCCACCTGACTTTGATCGAAAAACAATCAAAGGTAATTTTTGTTCTCTTATTTTTTTAATTAAAGCTAGATGATCAAAAGGATAAGTATCAATATCAATACAACCCCATTTACATTCATTATCTTCGTTAATTGGAACAATCCCCAATGCAGGTTCGCTCCCTTTAATGTGTTCTTCCCAAAGCTGATTTGTAACTGGTTTCTTAATTGTAAAAGACTTAACTTCAGCTTTTCCGTCGGATCGAATTTCGTTGGTAATTTTGGTTTGACCATACGCACTTTCTAATCCTTTAAAAATATCTTTCAACATGTATCCCTCTATGTCGGGCGCTAGTTTCCTAGCGCCCAATTGTGGCTATTTATTGTTAGCCTCTAAACTATCGTGAAATTGTTTAGCTCTTGTGTAAAGGTCTGCATTCTTGACAGCACCTGCTGTTACAACATTGTAACCGTACCACTGGTTACCCTTACCGCTGTTTAATACAGATGTAAGTTTGTATGCAAATGCAAATGATGCAGGAGTGAATGTCCCTTGATCATCAGACATCGTCTGTGACATTTGTAGTGACAACCACTTCTTTGCAACTTTACCTTGAGACGCACTCATAGAAATTAATGCAGTCTCAGCATGACCGTCATCCCCGACAATCAACACAAAGTTTTGATGTACATTTAAAATGTAATTACCGTTTGGTAATCTATCTCTAGCACCATCCTTTGTTGTTTTTGACAGAATGTCAGAGTCTGCAGGATAAATGTTTTCTGGTCTACCTGAACCAGTTCCAAATTCTGCCCACTCTTGGTATTCTGTTTTGTGATAGCAAGGAATTACATTTATTCCTTTATCACCGTCATACAGTTTCTTTGTTACTGTATTTAAAAACATACCTGGTTCTGCACCTTCTACGTAATTTTGATTACGCTTCTGTGCTTCGCCAGATCCGTTTTGTAAAAGTTTTAAGATGGGTAATGCAAGAGATTCTTGTCTTACGTTCTCAAAACCTTTGTTGGCATCGTCTCTAAATAAAATAGAAGACGGAGTTTGTGCCGCTTTTTTTGTTGCTACTTCCATAGTTAGCTCCTTTTTATATTTGTACGGTTACCCACGTAAGTTTTAAAGCAGTCAGAGGGCATCTCGAGTCCAGTCTCGTGACACTCCCTAACTACACCTTTAAGGGTCTGAGGGTGTACTCCCACTTTCTGGATTGGTTCATAACCCTGTCCCTTAGCAAGGTTTGCGTAATCGCTCGCCTTGTTATCTTCGCCACGACCAAAGGTAACGGTGATTTCATTTTTAATGATATCACCTCGACCGTTTTTACGAAGCCAGTTAAAAGCTGCTGCTTCATCTGTAATAGAAGCAGAATAAAAGTTTGACACTTCAACTGTCTCACCATCTTTCAGCTTTAATTTTTTAATATTCATTTGATCCATCATAGATGGAATCTCAAATTGTGAAATCACTTTTGCTTTTTCTTTTAGCTTCTTGACGCCTGCTTCAGCGTTTGCGATTTCATCTTCTAAATCTTTTAACTCTTGAACCTTAGATGCAAGATCCTGTGGGTCCGTTACCGCCTTGATCGCATCTTGTTTATCATCTCTAAAATTTATTGTCATAATTGTCTCTCTTTCTGTATCGTAATATAATCCCTCAAAAACCTATTGTCAAGTCTCGTCAGAAATTTTTTGATATAAATCAATCTCAATTGGATAATATCTTCTTTCTTGTTTGTCCCATTTTAATAAATTATATTTACCATTTGTTATATCAGAAACTATAGAACATGCTACTCCAATTATGGCAGGATCTCCAGTAAGTAATAAATAATCTTCTGATGTGTAATCTTTTAATAATTTTCTTAGTTTAAATACTAACGGTCCTGCACTTAAAATAATTTGTGCATTCTCAGGTAGTAAAACTTTAAGTTCTCCAAACTCTCTTGCACCAATGATGTTTATTTTGGGACGACCTTCTCTGGTGCCAGGAATGTCCTGGATAACATAGACTTTATTTTTCATATTTCTATTTGACATATGTATCTAAATAAATATATTTGTCCATAGAAAGATATGCACTACAAGTTTAAAACAAAGCCGTTTGAGCATCAGCTCAAAGCATTGGAAATGTCTTGGGACAGAAAAGTTTTTGCGTACTTTATGGAGATGGGTACGGGTAAATCTAAGGTCCTAATTGACAATATATCTATGCTTTATGACAAAGGTAAAATAAACGGGGCCTTAATTATCGCACCAAAGGGTGTATATAAAAACTGGTATACTCAAGAGATACCTAATCATATGGCAGACCACATAGAAAAAACAGTTGTTTTGTGGGAGTCTAGTAAAAACAAGGAAACAGAATATAAAAAATTATTTGAGTCCTCTGACAATTTACAAATCTTAATTATGAACGTGGAGGCTTTGTCCACTAAAAAAGGTAAAACATTTGCTTGGAAGTTTTTAAACTGCCACACTTCTATGATGGCGGTTGATGAAGCAACCACGATTAAAAACCCTGGAGCTCAAAGAACTAAAAATATTATCGAGTTAGGTCAAAATGTAAAATATAAAAGAATTCTTACAGGCTCTCCTGTTACTAAATCTCCTCTAGATTTATTTACTCAATGCTATTTTTTAGATCCTTGGCTGCTCGATCAACAATCTTACTACGCATTTAGAGTGCGTTATGCAAAAATGCGATCGATTAATGTATCTGGACGACAGGTTCAAATCGTGGTGGGTTACAGAAATTTAGGTGAGTTAACAGAAAAGATAAAAAACTTTTCATATCGTTGTCTAAAAGACGATTGTTTAGATCTGCCTAGAAAAACATATATGAAAAGAATTATAGAACTGACAGATGAACAGAAAAAATTATATAAGCAGATGAAAGAAAAAGCGCTCGCAGTTTTAAATGGTAAGATGGTTACTTCTATGACTGTAATTACTCAAATGATGAGACTTCATCAAATCACCTGTGGTCATTTTAAATCTGATGATGGAGATGTTCAAAAAGTAAAATCAAAAAGACTCGATGAATTATTAAATCTTTTAGATGAGTTAGAAGGTAAAGCAATTATTTGGGCCCACTATAGGCACGATATCGAATCAATTGTAGAGGAGGTAAAAAAGAAACATGGAGACGATTCAATCCTTACGTATTATGGTGACACATCTACTGAAGATCGCCAAAAGGCGATTGAAAAGATTCAGGATCTATCCAGTCCAGTCAGATTCCTGGTCGGAACGCCACAAACAGGAGGATACGGAATTACACTGACTGCAGCGTCAACAATGATTTATTATTCAAATGGATATGATCTTGAAAAACGTCAGCAGTCAGAAGCCCGTATTGATCGTATTGGTCAAAGCAAACCGATGACCTATGTTGATATTATTGCAGAAGAAACCATCGACGAAAAAATCGTCGAGGCTCTTCGTAGAAAAGTAAATCTTGCCACTGAAATCATGGGCGAAGAATTAAAAGACTGGATTTAGTCTTGTTTCTTTGAAACGTCTTTGTAAAAATCAGTCCAAAATTTTTGAACATTTGCTGCATAGCTAGTCCAAAATTCTTTTACTTGTGCGTAAGTTGGGAACATAGTTATCTCCTTATTTTTGTTGCTTTGCAACAAAATATAGGGGGTACTCAGGGTCGTGTCAAGGTCGTTTCGTTAAAAATTGAGGCTCTCAGGAAGGATTTTTAGAGCAGTTCTAGGCCTTTTGCAGCTAAAAAGGCTAATCCAGCAATAATGAGTCCTAGGACGTAATCTATCTTTTTAGATGTCTTATCAATGTCCTGGTGCATGTGTTTGAGATGGTTATTCTTAATACTGTTAATATCTTTTTTGAGTCCAGTAATGTAACCGTACAAAGCTACGATGTGTTCACCAGTTGTTTTAGGTTCTTTTGCCATGTCGTTTTCTTATCGCCTCTTTTCCCTTTTTAAATATACTTGCGACTTGTGATTTACCCATTACCTTAGCGCGTTGTTCTCCTACCGTCAAGATTTGAATTTTTCTAGCAAAAGGTTTACTTACCCTTTTAACTTTTGCTACTGTTCTTCTAGCATCTGCAGGTGTCGCAAACTTAATACCTACAGTATCTTTTGGGTTTTCATCTGTATATAATCTTCGTCCTGATCCTTTTGGTTTTTTACCTGTTCCTACTTTTGGGTCTTTTGCCATTATCCTAATCCTCTCTGTCTTAGTCTTATTTGTTTTTCTTCCTCAGATAACAATGCATTTTCAGTCGGTGTTAGACCTGTTTGTGTTATACTAGAGACTTGTGCCGGTTGCGCTGGCACATTTGGCATAGGTTGCTGTGGTAAGAATCCTTGAGGTAAACTTGATTGTTCATCAATCATATAGTCATCTGGATTAATGTATTTGTAAAAATCATCTCCTAATGGAATACGTTTCATTCTTTTACCTAAATTTTTTATAATTCTTTCTACTGATCTAGGTAATCCTGTTGGTATATCTAATGTATCAAAGTTTTCTTGTAATTTTCTTTCCTGTCTTTCAAAAACTTTTTTAACATTTTCAGTTATTGTAAAGGGTTCAAATCGGTTTTTTAAAATACGTTTGTAATTTTTTTTCTCTTGTCTTCTCTCAAATAAATCATTTATAGATTTTCTATTTAAATCTAAAACTTGAGCTGCGTTAATTTTTCTTTGTAACTGACTAAAAGCTTTGTATCTTTGTGCATTCGCTACAATGTATCTTTGAATAATATCATTAGGTTCTATCTTACCACTTTTAAGAACCTCTCCTGTAAATAGTCCTCTTGTATTTCTAATACTTTTTTTAAAGTCGTTAATTTTAAAGTTTAAAGATTTTTCTGGATCAACCTTAACTTGACGTAAACCATAAAAACCTGCGATCTCATCGCTAAGTTCGTATTTTTCTCCACGTGGTCCTGGCTGATCAGTCCCTGCAAGATAAAGTCTTTGAAACTGTTTTAAAGATAATGG